GCGGCGTGCATAATAAGCCGCACAGGCGCGGCGCAGGCCGGCAATGCCGCGCGATACCGAATACCCGTGGGTTTTGGGATTCTGCACCGCTTCGACGAGCTTGGCGACGATGTGCGGCGGGGTCGGCCCATCGGGATTGCCCATGCCCAGATCGATGACGTCGCGCCCGGCGGCGCGCGCCTTGGCCTTCAGGGCATTGACCTCGCTGAAGATATAAGGAGGGAGGCGCTTGATGCGGTAGTACTCTTCGGACATGGCAGCTTGAGGCGAGTTGGATGCCGAAGTCTAGGCCGACCTGTCCGGGTTTGGCGAGGGTGATGGTGCCGCAGAGCGCAGTTTTGCGTTTCCCGGCCGCTGACTGACGCGCGCCGCGGCAGCCATTGATGGCTGGAACATGGACCTGACCGAGACGAGCGTCGCCTTGGGCGCCTGCGCAGCGGTGCTGATCGTCGCCGTGGTGCTCGATCGCCGGCCGTACCGGCCGGGCCGGCTCAACTACATCCCGTTAATGATCATCTGCTTGGCGGCGTGTCTGGTGTTGGGCCGCCATCTGTTGACTTTGATTCGACCCGGGTGAGCCGTAAACACCTCGCCGGCATCGGGTCACTGGCAGAAATGAACGAATCGGAGATCGTCGCGTTCGTTCTCGTAATCCTCCATCGCCTGATGAAGGACGTTGTCAGGCGGCAGGGCGCGCAATGCCTCGGAAATCTTTTTTAGGGTCGCCTCGTCATAGGCGACAGGCTTGGGACACTGAGACGCCGTCGAGCGCGTGCTGTCGCAGCCCGATATGACCAACAGCACGGCCACGGCCGCGACGCCTATTCCTGCCCTCGAACCCATGCCGGTGCTCCTGCCGCCTGGTGGCACGATGACCAGGGCCCAGCCCGCGATCAAGCAGGAAGCACACGGGTTCGCGAGTGTTTCTCAGCCATGCGGCGGCAAGCGGCGTCCGAGTTGGACCCGTACATCACTCAGGATATCGGTCACCCGGGAAATCGCCGAACGCATCTCGGTCTGAAATTCGTGCTCCTCTCGATGCTGGTCATCGATCGCGTGCTCGATTGTGGCGATACGCAATTCATGCTCGCTGACCTTGACCGTCAGATCCGACCGCACCTGCTGAATATCCGAGCGAAGGCTGAGATAGCTCGTGATCGCCCCGGCTCCTATCGTCACCAGGAGGACGGCGGTTTGCAACAAGTGTCCGAAATTGATTTCCGGGCTGAACCTCGGCCACAGTCGCTTCTCATCGCTCATCTTGCCCGCCCAACGATCCTGATTCCGCCCGGGCCAAAGCTCAAGGTCTTGGTCTCGCCACCGACGTGCAAGCTGCATTCCCCGGTCAATTCGTCGGCAGTGACGATCTCGCCGGGGACATCGGTGTAGTTGTCGGTGCGGACAATCTTCCAGCGGCGTTTATCTTCGCTGCTGTGCCACGATTCGAGTTTCACGGGTGCCTCTCTGATGGGTGGGTATGATATTTTGAGACGATCGGGTTCGCTCACTGCAATCCAATAAGGGTCCAGGCGAGGTTCGCCAATGTCGGGTCCGGGGACGGCGGGGCGACAACGGTCAAGACATCGCCGGTCATAAAAGTGGTCGCCGACGGCATCGCAAAGGTCGCCGTCGTCGCTGAGGCCGCAAACACCATTGTTCCGACGTTGGCGGCGTTCTTCTTGATGGCGTAGGTCGTCGACGCCGTGGCAGCGGCTCCGGCGGTGCCCTGAGAGCCGACAAGCCCCACCGGGAACGTAACCGTTCCGGCGAAGACATAGCGCTGTACGACGAGATTTGCGGTGCTCGTACCGGCAAAGGAGCCCGAGATGGTCGTCGACACTGCGGCTTTGCCGGATCCGGTCGCCGTGTAGGTGTAGGCCGGCACCTCCGAGAGGTACTGCACGGCACTGCCCACGATATTGAAAGACAGGAATTTCAAAAATATCGTCTGGCCGACCAACGTACTCGGATAGGGGAAACGGCCGACCGACTGGTCGATACGCGCGAACTGCGTCCCGGCCGGGTGACTGGCCGCAATCGTGCCATAGGCTCCGCGATAGAGCGTCGTCAGATTGTAGTGATAAGCGCTCGTCAGGTTCGCGGTCTGATAGGCGAAGAGCTCGCCACCCATATAGCACAGGGTGACGAGGTTCGCCGCGTCGGTGGCCGACACCGACAGCAGCTGGCCGCGGCTCTCGCTGACATCGACCGAGCAGATGTCGGTAATATCCGGACTGCCGCCACTATTGCCGATCGTCGCCGTCAAGACACCTTGGGTCGCCGGGCCGGAGGCCGTGCCGGCAAAGGCATAGGAATTGCCGTCGCTCGAGATCCAAACCTGGGCACCGCCCCAGTTGGGGCCCCCCGACAGTGCGATCCAGATCTCGAGATCGCCCGATAATAGCGCTGCGGGCGGTTCGAATATCAGTGGTGTGTTGACATTGCCCGGTGGCGCACTCCAGTTCGGCACGAAGCCGCCGACCGCGCCGCCACTCGCCTGCCGTACGGCAGGCGCCGCCGTACCGCCGCCGACCCCGAGGATCGAGGGCGAAGCGGGTGGCGAAAAACTGGCGGACGGGTAGAGCACGCTCGGCGAGTAAGAGCCGAAGAAATCCTCGGCGGTAACCGACAGCATGCCCTCATCGTCTTCTTCGACGGCCGTGATCCGCACTGTCAATGCGTTGGCCCCAAGCCGTGAATCGGTGATCTGCACCAGATCCATTGGCTCCAATAGAATATATTTCCAGCCGAGCTGAAAGGTATAAGTGTTGCGGTAGAGGATCTGGCGCTGCAATAGCAGCTGGGCAACGATACCGCCGACATAAAGCGGGTCGGTGATCAGCCTTGCCTTGGTGCTGGTATCGCGCCGCAACCCGTAGAGATCGATCGAACCCTGATCGAAAGCTTCTACGATTGCGGTATTGTAGTTGTTCTGTCGATCGAGGCACTCGACTTCGATCATATTGTTGGCGTCGGCTGGCGTCGACCGCTGAATGTGCAGTGGATCGCCGGTGAAGCCGCCGGTTATCGGCGTGGCACCGGAGCGCAACGCCGGACCGCCGGGTGTCGCGCCGAGATTGATCCCGACACTCGATTGCTGAACGATATAGTCGTCCTCGCCAAGGCTGTAGACTGGGATAGTGTTCGGCGTAAAAGTGTTGGTCGTCGTCATAGCGATCCCGCCAGCAGAAATTCCGCCGCCAGCTGATTGGCCAATCGTCGTGTTACCTGTCGGATTGGACTGAATGACCATGACGCCGGCGAGGCCGACGCCGGAGGCAAGGATGCCGAACTCGACAAGCTTGGGATCGGAATTGACCGCGTGCGCGAGCCCACCCATCGCCCCCGGCATCTGCAGATTTGTCGAAGTCGTATAGGTAACCGTGTAGGGAGAGCCGCCATTGAAGGAGGGATCGGTAAAGATCAGGCTCAGCGTGTCGCCGCCCGTTTGCGCCGGCGCCCCGGCAAAGCTGGCCACGGTAAAGGCGTTGGCGACTGAGTGGTCAGGGTCGAGATTGCCCGAAGGGAAATTCGCTCCGTAACGAGGATTCGTCAAAAAATCGGTGATGATTTGCGCTGGGTTGGCGTCGTAGCCATTGGGTGAAGCACCCGCTGCCCCGGCGCCGATGCCGATTACCTCGAAATTGAAATTCGGCAGTGTCGCAGTGTTGCCGAGCTGATAGTTGGCAAAAACGATGTGCGCCGTGCCCGAATAGCCGAGAGCCTTGGCTGGGTGCGCGCCCGACCAATAAGGGTCGATCGTCTGCCCGTCACCACCGAGGTTTATGCTCGAAATACTGGGCAGCCCGGTGGTGGTCCCGATGTTCTTGTCCCACCAGGCCAAGCCCAGGCCGGCGATCGGCCCCTGGCACAGGCCCATGATGAACGAGGCCGAATACATGTATTGGTGGCCGCCGCCCTTGCCGCCGCCACCGCCTTTGCCTTTGCCTCCGCCTTGCTTGCTGGCGGTCGCGGTGAAATCGTCATAATCGAGCAGATTGGGGCTGACTTTGGTCGTGCCATAGATCAACGGGATGACGCCGCCCGCCTGCGAGGTCTGGAACTGCAGCGAGCCGACCGCACGCTGCTGCTTGGCGTTCGAGCCGCCGCCGAGAATTCCCCCCATCAGACAAACGGGTCAAAAAAGCGCACCGGTCGACCTGCGAGCTGCGGCTGGGTCGCATTGGCGTAGAGCACGACGGCACTGTGCCAGGCATGGATCAGGCGCGGCCATTCAATGACGATCGCACCATGCGCAAAGCACCGGCCGAATTTGAAGAGCGCAACGTCGCCGGGCTGCGGCGGTCCCGCGATCTCGCGCGCGTATCGCATCATGCCCTCGAGATAGCGCTCGGCCTCGCGGTGGAGATGCCAATCGGGCGAGTAGAATGGGACTTCGATGTGCGGGACGATGCCGGCCGCCTCGTAAACCTCGGCGAGCATCATCAGGCAGTCGGTGCCCGCACCCTTGACGCGGCCCATGTGGTGATAGGGTGTGCCCAGCCATAGCTGGGCCTCCTCGAGGACCGCAAGTCGGCGCGGATCTATTTCGGGACAGGTCATACCGCGGTTTCCGGGGTCGGGATATAGGGCAAACCGCCAAAATGGATCGCGTTGTTGAACACGTTGGTGCAGGTGGCCAGCGTGCGATCGCAACCCGGCAGCAACTGGAACTGATCGCCGCCGGCCACCGGTGACAGAAAGGCGAGCTTGACCGTTACTGAACCGCCGCTGGAAAAATTCGCTATCGTGCGGCTCTGGCCGGCATTGCCGCCGGTGAGGCCGATGATCGTTCCTTGCGCGTAGGGCGTCGTCGTCGCTGGCGCGCCCTGGATTACCGTCGTCGTCGATCCGCTGCCAGCCGAGAATGTTGCGGCGAGGCTCAGCCGGTTGAATAGGCACATCGAGTCGCCAAAGACATGGGTGCAGCTCGATTGCCACAGCCGCCGCGGCATCTGGATATTGAGCAATTCGAGGTGCGAGCGGCACTTCATTGCGATGCCGGTGCGGCTGCAATCGATGTCGGAGATGCGCCCGGAGAAGAGGATTACCGTTCCGGCGCTGGTGTCGCCGTAGTCGCTTTCGCTAGCGCCCATAAAGGCGCGCTCCAACTGCAGCAGCGCGCCGTCGAATTGTCCTTGCCACGCCGCCTCGAGGAACGGCGTCGCGCCGACGAGGTCGGTCG